CTGCGATATAATTGGGTACAATAGGCAACGGGGCCTTTGCAGAACGGGCCTGCTCAACTGTATTACAATATTCCACCACAGCCTGTGAGAATTGTTTGTTGTTCACATAATGTGGTTTTTCTTTTGCCTTCATCAGGTGCTCCTTTTACACATTAGACATATTATATAACATTAGGTTGCACATTGTCAAGCCCATATTCAACGTCCGCAACTCGTTTGCGTAGTTCAGAGGAAGAGAATCGGTGTGATCTTTCATTGAAGTAAAGATCGATATCTCTCCTCTTGCATATGTCCTTTCCAGTGAAATCCTTCTCCCTGTACTCTTCCCCAAGGATACGAATGTCTATATGGTACATAGACAGAATGTCCTCTAGGTCTCGTTCTGTGGAGTAAGGGATAATCTCATCAACATAACCAACAGCCTTAAGCTGTGTGTACCTTTCAACGATGGTTTGAATGGGTTGATTCTTTTCGGGTCTATCTAGTGTGGGATCAACTTGCAATCCACAGATAAGATAGTCACACTGTTCTTTTGCGTTTCGCAACATCTGAACGTGTCCGGAATGCAACAAGTCAAATGCGGAACAGGTAAATCCAACTTTCATCTTGACAAATCCTCAAATCTATGATATAATCTATAAACTGCCTCAGGGGAGAATATACCCTAGTGATGGGTAGGTTTAAACGGAACCACGTTGGAGGTATCCGAATCCCCTTTGAATGTATGCTCGGTTTCATTATAAGAATTCTCTTCTTTCAACTCATACATTTCTTTAAGAGCCTTCTTATATTCAATAATCAAATCACTAGGCGGTTCCGCATACCCAATAATAGCACCATCTCTAATGATGGTGAACGCATTCGGATTGTCCTGAAAAACCATAAAGGATTTAAAGGTATAGTACTTATATCCATTTTGAATTTTTGAAACAATTTTTAATGCATGACGAATAGCAATCTCGTCTGATTCGCCATCATCATCAACTACGTCACACAACAGTTCTTCACCAGAAACTAATTTTAGATGTCTTATCATTATATCCTATACCATTTTAACGGGGTAGACCTTGTATCTAAACCCTTCTTTAGTATATATCTTAATTCTTTCTCCGCTATGATTGAGTGTGAAGTTACGATGACCCTTCATGCTTAAATCATCAGCGATGTCAAATAGATTTGTTGTAGAGCCATCGTCCGATAATCGTAAACCTCGGCCAATAGATTGTAAAACCTTAACCTGAGACTTGCTGGGTGTTGCAAAGATTATGTTGTGTAGGTTTTTGATATTAATTCCAGTGCTAAAAGTACCAAGAGAAGCAACAATGATAGCGTTGTGTTGTTTCTCAACAATCCCACGAATTTGTTCACGATCACTCGCATCCACTTCTCCAGACACATAGAAGACTTTCCTACCTTCTTCTACTGCATCATTAATTAAGTCGAATAAAACCTTACCATGTTTCTCCACGAACTGAAACAGTACTAGTGTATTACCTTTCTGATCAACTGTCAAATTAGTAATGAACTTATTTCTACGTTCATTCTTAACAATATAGTCAATTTCTTCCTGATATGTTTTACCTTTCATTGAGTAACACACATCATTATGATACTTCAAAAGAAGAATCTTAATATCTAGGTCTGCAAGTTGTTTATCTTTTTGCAGTTTCACGGTGCTGGTCACCGTAAACACAGGCCCGAATAAACCTTCCAATACCAGTTTGTTTGTCTCCGTACCGTCAAGAGTACCCGTAGTACCAAACCGATATTCTGCATTGCGACATTTGTCCATCAGTGTGGACAGAGACTTTGCCTTGAATAGATGGACTTCATCTCCGAATATGCAAGGGAACTGTTCAAACCACTCAGAACCTAACTTGTAGATTGACTGCCACGTTGAGATAATGACACGTTTGTCTGTGTTCTTATCCTTACCTGAGTAAACCTTGTGACACAGATCATAGTCATAACCATAATCAGCAAAGTCCTTGTGCATCTGTTCCACCAGTGATGTTGTTGGTACAACAATAAGAACCTTGCCTTCATGATTGTCAAGGAACCACCGCATGATATTATAGATGATAAATGACTTACCCGAACCCGTAGGTGACAGGAGGATTGCCCTCTTGTTTTCGATACCGTGTGTGATGGCATCGTACTGATAATCACGGGGTTGAAAGGGGGTGTTGAGAGAACCTAGAAATTTAACCAACCCTTGATGGTCAATCTTATTCTTGGCGTTAGGAACGCCGTACTTCTTACTCTCTACGATTTGAAGAGGGTACATGCGGTCTGCACAGAATTTGCGGAGTTGGCTGTACAGACCGACATGTATCTCTCGTTTTACTTGATTGTATAGACGCACCTTGCCGTCCCAAACCTTCCGTTTGAAGGCGGGCATGAAACGGTAGCCAGGGACAAAGAAAGAGAAATAGTCTCGTAGTTCCTGTTGTTGTGCGGGGTTAGATTCAACCGCCATTCTCGAATGATCTAACATTCGAATACGAATGGTATTCTCCATGACTTATCGGCCTTGACCCCTATACTTCTTATAACCGGCCTTCTTGGACTTATTCATAGAACTAGTTTTAATCTTACCATTGCCAATAGACGTACCCTTACAATGCACGTCATTAATAACTTTCTTAGTAATACCACTGCCGGTTTTTTTAGCCACCATTAACCTCCTGCATCGAATTTTCTCCACTCAATAATATTCTTGATAGTTTGGTGTCTCCACTTGAGACTATCCACTATCTCGACAAGAGTATCTATAACGGTCTTAAGGTATGCGATTTTTTCTTCGGAACGTTGAATTTCCGGATCGGACTCGTAATAATAATCCATCTCACCTTTGAGAACCTTAAGTCCATCAAAGGGATCGGGATTCCAGTTCTTTGACTTGATGTTCTCTTCGTCCATCTTGCCATTATAATAAAGCCACTTGTCCTTCAACAGAGTCTTCTGTGAGTTCTCTGCCCGCTTTAGATTGAGTTTGGTGAGGGACAAGTACTGAAGGTACTTGGCATGTAAACTAGGTGTGTTACGAGAAGTCTCATCTAGTTGGTGTTGGGGAATTCTACAATCATCTTCCCACTCTTTCAAAATACTCTCAAGGTCTAACATCATATCTCCATAATCTATTCAGTTTGTATATAGTCTAATACTTCTTCCCAATATTCGGTGTCTATTCCAGCTAACTCTCTTTCGGACATAACATAAGAGATTGTTATTCTAGGACAGTTGGTCTTAGCACAATGAAAGAATTCATCTTCACCTTGTTCCCCAAAATATCCAGCCTTCAAAGACCATCCAATCTTATCAGGCATAACAACAATTTCTTTTGTCTTTGGGTCTACGTATTTAAAATACCCATCCCCAGTTTCAGACCACGTAAAGATTAAGTTGTGTCCTGCTGCATTCCAATTACTATGCCAATCGATGTAACCACCGGCCGGATAATATTGTGCCAGTGCATTTATCTTTACACCAAGTTCCTGCATGAGTCTAGTGTTGAGATCATACCAAACATCACTATACTCTTGCCATTCGTCTGGAGGCCCTTTATACTTAGATGGTTTGATAGGATATGATTTTGCATAACTGGCTCCGCCTTCATGACCAACACTCATAATCTCTTTTAAATACTCATCAGAGATATAGTATTCCGTTGTGTTCTCACATATTAACCGTGTTAACTCTGGTATTCTATATCTCTCTGTGTAAGTATAACGAATTTCTTCAAGAATGTCAAGTACATTCTTATTCATAATATTGTAGTTTTTCATACTCTAATGATTTCAAAGTCCCTGAACTTAAAGTTGGCTGCAAAGGTGATGAAGGTTACGTCTTGTTGGTTTGCAGTCATTTCAACCTGTCCAAGATTGGTAATGATGCAGTCATTGTATTTAATGCGTAGATTTGCATTGTTGTGACTAGTCAGAATAGTGACTGTGATGTCCGCATAACTCTCTTGCAGAGAAGGCGACTGTACACGTTGGCGAGGCCTAACTTCCGGTTCGTTTACCAAAGACTCCATCCAGTCCTGCAATTCAGTGTACGATTGCATGTCTTCGTCTAGGATGATCATGACAGTAAGATCAGAGTAGGTGATCTTTGAGGGGGAGAACGGGATACTAGACACACGAGGTGCAGCAATCTCCACCGCATTGGCACTAGCGCCAGGGTGTGAGATAGACTGTGCAAAGAACTGCACGTTACCAAACCTAGTATGATCGATAGAAATTCTAAACCCTGTGGGTTGTAGAAAGTTCTTGTTTTGAGTCAAAGTTGTTCTTGCCATTAGGTTACTCCTGTGTACCTTTCTATTTATACGCTTGACAACTCCTGTTTCAATGCTATATAATAGGTGTTATTGAGTGAGGATATTATTAATGCAACTTTCTTATAAAGACGCCATGTATGCGGCAGATGTGTTTACAGAGTTCTTTGCGAACTTTGAACGCATCGATGACTACATGCGTAAAATCAAACTAGAACGTATGGAGACATTTCCATACTCTCTGCCCGGTATGGGGCCTGAGACTGATCTATTCGACAAGTTCGACATGCACCCTAACGACATGGAGTTCGTGGTGGCAGAGTGTCGCCAAGATCAGTTCATGTCGTATATGGAGATTACCACATCTGCACCAGTTGAGTCAAGCATTCCTGGCAAACAAATGTTGTGGTTAGTCAAAGAAAAGAATTCTGGTATGGTCGTGGGTATGATTCGGTTTGGGTCTCCTACCATCAACTCACGTCCACGGAATGAATGGTTGGGGAAACCGCTGGATACACTAAACCCCGATATCATGAAACGATTTAACCAATCGGTGATCATGGGTTTCAACATCGTACCCACCCAACCATTCGGGTTCAACTATCTAGGTGGCAAACTCCTTGCTGCTATCTGTTGTTCCCATACAGTGCGTGAGGCACTGAACAAGAAGTATGATGCAAACATCTGCATGTTCGAAACTACTTCTTTGTATGGTTCATCCAAGGCTGCATCGCAGTATGACGGTATGAAACCATTCTTGCGGTTTAACGGTTTGACAGACTCAAACTTTGCACCACTCATCAACGATAACAACTTCCGTAGACTGAACGATTGGTTTAAGGAACGTAACGATGGTGAGTTCTTGGTTCCTGCTGACGCCTCCTCACGTAAACTCAAGACGCAGACCAAGATGGTGTCTATCATCAAATCCTCTCTCAAAACTCACGATGAGGGCGCCTATGCAAAGTTCTGTCAAACCTTTTCTAATGCTAAGGGATTGACCGAAAAGAAACGGTCTTTCTTCTCTACCTACGGGTATGACAATGTGCCACAGTATCTCAACATGGAGACGGACACATTGATCAAGAAGGATAACTTTGACCGCTTTGAGTTGGAGAACGTCATTGAATGGTGGCGCAACAAGGCGGGCAAACGTTATGAAACTCTAACACAGGAAAACCGTCTGCGGAATGTGGTAGAGACTTGGAATATAAATGCAGACGATATCGATATTATTCGATAACAAGTATTGCCAAAGTAGAGATACTTATGGTACTATATAAAGTATGAAGTGTGGGTTTACTTGGTAGACGTTCACTTCATAAATTGTTTAAATTAAATTTAAGTAAGGATAAACTTATGAAACTCAGACCTGTTGAGTCTATTCAGACTCGTATTAATCCTATGGTGTCCAGTTTATGGCGAAAAAACTGCGAACTAGGCCCAAACTTTCTTTGTCTTACAGATGAACTCCTTGAAGAGTCTTTGAAAAAAAGTCCACCCAGAGAATACAAGGGCGCTATCTTCATGGGTAGATACTATATCCCTTGGTTCATGGTTAATATGGACGAATCTTATCAGACAAGAGACAAAACAAATGATGATGCTCATGTTGCTGTTCTGATTAATGATTTCACTCAGGGGTTTGTTGCTGCA